CCACTCACCAAAAGCATAAGGTTCTTTCCACGAATCTCCTTCCCAGCGATTGTCAACTATGATGTCGCCCTTCTCAATCAGGGGCTGAAGGACTGCTGTCTTGGTACCACCTGGATCAAAGGAGTCAATAAAGATTGGCTTAGGACAGGTAGCTAGTATCTGTGTCTTGCCAGTTCCGAAATCACCATAGATTAGGAAGTTCGAGAACTGACTGGCACTATCCGCATACATCTGTCGAGCCTTCAGCGCCCGCTCTTTGACCTTGAGGAACTTAGGATTTTCAGTCATTCCTTATCCCCTTTTGATAACTCACTTCTATTACGTCTCCATTCAAGGATGCTACTGCACTCTGCTATGAGTCTTATAAGATCATCCTCAGATGGATTTCTTATCTTGGCTACTATGCCATTAACTCCTCTAGAGACTTCTACTGACTCAGCTATCATAGTTACAGAGTTTCGCTTAGCCATTAGTCTTTAGTCCTGTTCTTAACATCTATTATACGAACTTCTTCTGTATGAGTATCAATAGACTCATTGATTCTTCTAAGTCTTTCTTCTATCTCATCCAAGCTATCAGAAATTGTTACAGCAGACTCATTAACAGCTAAGGATAGTTGATTTATTGCATCGAATATCTTAAGCAATACATCATTCTGAGTATAAAGTTCACTACTCATAACTCTACTGTCTCCCTTACACCAGGTATCTTGCGAGGATCCCAGTGCTCTACGCGATAGCCTATGGGAGGGCTATCAGCATACTGAATAGGATTGTTCCATATACTGCAGTAGTCAAGAAAAGGACAAGGCCCGTATTGAGTGCATGACTCAGTGTTACGAGGGAATGCTTCGAGGACTTCATCTTCTTCTTTGGCAGACGCCAGTCTGTTGAAATCATCTTGGATCATGTCGTACCACCGAGTGACTTCAACTAGCCAAGCCTGCATCGCAGCAAGGTTCTTTCTTACAGGAACCCTATGGAACTCGTTGTCTCGTGCATTGGCATAAGGTTCTCCATTTGCTTTATACCTAGGAGGATTAGCAAAGAATACTCCATTGATCTTGACTCCGTAAACTTCCTCAGGTTCAAACAAACAGAAAAGGACATGGCTGTAAACAGAGACTTGCATCTTCTGTCTCCACTGTGCAGCCCACTTCGTGTTAAAGTAACTTCCAGTCTTATGCTCAAGGGAAAAGACGCCAGAGTTATCTTTACATATAGTATCGGTTTTGAAATATATAGGCTTATTCGGAGCTATCGCTACGCTCCCTGCAACCTCAATATGTAAGACTTCAAAGTCGTCAGTGTCTTGGTAGGTTTGGACATACTGAGCGAGAGCCCTAAGAGCGTTACCTGGGGTCTTCGGAGCATTTCCTTCGTCCCAAGTCTCGTCAAATTGTTCTCGATAGTACTCCTCGAATTTCTTATAACCTTCAGCGGCGCTCTCAAGTGAGATACCCTTCTCATAGAATACTTCCATAGCCATATGCCAAGCAGTTCCAAACTCCAGATGATTATTTGGAATCTCGGAACGCCAGCCAAGAACATACTCGAAGAAGTATCTGCGAGGACAGTTCATGTAAGCTTGGAGTTTAGTCGCGTCTTGGACTTTCCAAGTTTCATGATCTTCTATGTTAACTAAGGTAGCCATAGTAATAATATGGAAGGCCCTGTGCAAGCGACCTTCCATATCGTCCTGGGGAGGACTATTACCCGAGCCGTTTCGTGAGCTCTGCCAACAGATCTTCCTGGCTGATCTCCCCGCTCTTGACTCTGGCAGCTAACTGATCGAACGGATCAGCTTTCTTCTTACCACCACCGCGGCGAGCGACTCCAGGAGTGTATGTCTGGCCGGCATCAGTAGCCTGCTCCGAGCTGTTATCAGCATTATCCAAGGTAGTGCGAGCTGCACCTTGAGCGCGGATAATAGCCTGGGCGACAAAGATACTATGGACAACTTCATCGCCAAACATCTCTGACGACTTCTCCAAGGTATCCCCGAAGTCACGTTCAAAAGAGACTGAACGATCAGTCTTGGGACTCTTTACTTCAATACTAACTACGCCTGCCGGAAGTTGCGTTTCTTCAGTCACTGGTTTTCTCCCAGTTAAAAGGTTTATATGAAAACTTCATAACAAAATGTTACGGAGATAGAGAATCTTAAGTGTAATATGAAGATGCCTCCCGTAGTATATAATATACGTTAGCCACTCCCCATGACAACTAACGAGTTATAATTATATACCCACAACATCTTTAGTTATATTCACAAAAGATCCTCTATCCCTTAAAGCGGTAATAACTTCATCCTCCTTTCATTGATTTAAGCTGTTCATTCTCTTCTCTTAATTGACTTATTTCTTTCTCAAGAGAAGCTATTTTATCTCTTAAATAGGCTTTTGATTTCTTATAGTCTATGTCTGTTCCTTCACCTTTGCGTAATTTCCAGACAATAGCTTCCTTGCCTGATGATCTATTGAGCCGCGTTATGCCAGAGTCTTCTACAAGTCCCTGTCTTCGAAGTTCACTAAATCTTTTCCAGCAGTTGCCATGTCCATTTGGCTGGTGAGCTATGCCTAGCTTGATAGCTGCTTCCTCAGAGGTTATCTCATGACCATTCAGTATTAAATTGTGAATGCGGCTGCGGATAGAGCTTGCTTTTTCTTCCATAGATTCTGCCGCTGCAATACTGGTATGTATATTGTTATGACCAGGAGCATTGGGGTATGTATTATTCACTTGGCATCACCTCTTTATTTTTTAGCAAGCGTCCTGCAAGATCATACTTTTTGCATTCATGAGATGCTACAAGAAATGGAAATACTGCTTCATGAATAACTCTGAACAGACGCTTAAGTATTATAGTATCTCCAGTCTCTTGATCTTTTGATACTTCGTACTTGATTTTTATTGCCATAGTTTCTCACTTTCAAAATTCAATATATATAAATGTAATCATAGGGATGCCACTTGTCAAGTAAAAAATGCACAAGTTGCAAAAATAATTACAAGACTTTATTTACGATAGCTACACAGTCTTTTATTAAATCACCGAACTCTTCGATCTCCTTTACTGTAAGTGTATTTCTATAAGAAATCTTAATGTCCCAATTACTACCGTTAGCCTCTTCTCGCGGCAGGTCTCTATCATTATTAAATGTAATGAGATGACCTTGCTCTGTGATAAGACTAAAGCGAACTGTATTATTTAATCGAACTTCAGATTCTTTATCAGCCATGCTTCTTCCTTTCTAGTCCCAAGTGTCTAAGAATTGCTGACGACTGTTTGAGTTCTGATCCTCCCAATTCTTCTTCAGGTCAACTAGTATACGTCTGATGGTTGAAATCTTTGGCAGCTCTTTCTCTGAAAGTATTTCCAGGCTCTTTATACTCTCTAGTGTCCCGAGCATATAGCCAATCTGACCCTTAGCTCTATTGCGACTCTGAGCCCAGGCTTGATTATGAGTTATTACCTTTCTCTTTCTTTTAGCCATCAATGTTATCTTTCATTGGAGTACCTACGAATAGAAGCACTGGGCCAACAAATCTTTGACCTGTCATTATCAGCGCTTTTTCATTAAGCTCTAAGTCATGTATCAGACCTTCTTCATTGACTATCACTTCTGAAGATCCTTCAGGTTCAAAGTGATCTTTCATTTCATCAGCGATGTAAGAGTTTGAAATGGTTACTCTTTCTATATACCCTCCAACTATACTCTGCATCTCTTCTAATTCAGGAAAAGTTCTCCAATCTTTTTCTTCTACAGTTCCGTCTACGTTAAAGATAAAACCCGTTATCATTTCTTTCTCCCTAAGTATTGAATTAACATGACTAAGCTCATTACTATACTATAAATTACAGGAACTAAAAGCATAAGCACATAGATGTTAGATAATATTTCTATCAATCTTTAGTCTCTCTCCAGTTAGGATTCCACTCAATGATAGTTTTAAGCCCCTCGAATTCTTCTTTAACTTGTTCTACTATAACCTCAGTCCTGGCATCCAGGCTTTTAATCTCATCAAAATAATCTACTAGTCTAGCCAGCCTTCGGCCAAGTACTGTAAGCCTGTTATGCGGGTTGATAGTTATTATTTTAAGAGCTCTCTCAGCATCCACCTCTTCTATCATCTCATTATCTACAGCTATAGAAATAATAGTGCGAAGAGTCTTTATAGCCTCAGGACTAATGGGTTCTATATGGTAGAACTGACTAGGCTCAGCCTTTTGACTCATAAGATATCATAGCCCCCGTTAGAGAGCTCATCATCCTGGGCGAAGTCTTGATGTTCCTGTATATCAGAGGGCTGACCTTCATCATCTGACATCTCATCATAGTTATCGTAAAGACCTATGAGTTCATACTCTTCTGGAGGATCGCCCTTAAAGATTGGAGAAGGTCTATCTCCACTTGTATCCATCTTAACTATCTGATGTCGCTTTTCATTATGCTTTTCTGAGAAGGCTAAAGCATAAGCATCGCCAGTGTTTAGATGAATAACATTAAAAGCTTCCAGGGCCATATCAATAGTGACGGCTGAAGAGTAGAATGTAAAGCCCCTTTTAAAACCTTCTTCTTCATCTATTAAACTGGCTTCCATCGA